TCTTTCACCTTGTATAGCACCATCGATCGTGCCTTTGACTGGCACAGTGCCAACTGTCCCAGTAAACTCACGTTGATGTGCTACGACAGCTTTTCCTTCATGCATAGCAAACCATTTTAGATTAAAATTTTCAGTGTAGTTTCCTAACTGAACAGGTAAGTTGCGTAGTAAACATTCTGGCTCTTCACGACCTGTCTTTATTTTCCACAGTTCGAGCCAGTATCCTTCCATGATTTTGGTGCAATCACTGCCACCAATGAAACCTTTACGTTCCATGATTCGTTCTCCATTTATTATTATTGTATCATATTATTTACCACATTTTCGGGGATGCGATAAATTTATTTTATTTTTGTGACGTTACGTCACTTTTTAATTTATCATGCTGATCGATCAACCGCTTTAGCATAGCCTCGGCTGCTGGTTCGCTGTACGTATGGCGCAGCAGCCGAGCGTATGCGTTGCGGTGTGGATCGAGATCTGATTCATCGAGTAGGTTTTTGTCAATCATTTCAAGGGCTTGTCTGCCCCATAAATAATTGTGACCAACTGACTCTCGTTCCTTGATACGTTTTGCCATGATCTCGAGAGTATCAGGAGTCCAGCTGCGGCTGGCCTCCCTTTGCTTTCTTCGATCATCGGCATAGATTTCACGCGAGGAACGGCTCAAGCTTTGAGACCATACCTCATCTTGTACAGCACGAGTTACTGATTTCATTGTGCGATCCAATACTCTTTCACTTTCTTTCCGCTTTCGACTTCAATGAATTGACTGTCGATTACACACCCAGATTGTTTTAGATCTGATATTCTGGATGCCAAGCGAAAGCATTTAAATTTTTCTAATGCTTCTATTGCTGTGATAGTATGACCATCTTCAAGATGTTTCTTGATTAGTTTGTTCTGAGATTCCATTGTCGTTCTCCATTAGTTGTTTAAATTTATCGCCACTCATTATGACTAGCGTTTGCGGAGTTCCTCTCCGTCTTTTATAGAAAGCAATATCCCTGCCTTCTAATACTTTGAAAGGGCTAGGGAAGGATGCTGCGTCACGATACTTCACCTCCCCTACCATTTCAAGTCCTTTGATTTCGAGCTTGATGTCGCCAGAATATTCTCCTCCCAAACTTCCCGAGAGGGGCTGGCGTTTCGCTTTGATCTGCGCTTTGATTTTGTTGAGCCAATCGACAAACCACTTTTCGTGGTACGTTCCTTTGCTCTTGTTACGGTTTGCCATCTGTCCTCCTCATAGCAATGAAGACACACATACCAGTGCTTCTCCATCGATCTTCCACTGTTGTTCTTTAGTATAGCAACAAACCATTCCGTCTTACTTTCGCAGCTGACGCACGTTATTGTTACTGGTTTTTTTCTTGACTTCGATGTCATATCCTAATGCCTCTAGCCAACACATAAGAAAGAAACCAGACGGTACTCTCTTGTGCTGCTCCCATTTGTGAATCAATGATTCGGTACAGCCTATGATATTTGCCAGCTGTGGCTGGCTTAATCTCTGTTCATGTCTCGCATTGATGAGCATCTCAATCATCTCATTGTAATTGTGAGACAGCCGTGTGTTAGGCAACTAGAAATTAATATCCTCTTCTTCATAAAATATGCCAAGACCCTGACACTCAGGGCAAACTTCAGTGGCACTATCTATATATCCTACATCTCTGTCAAATCCGTGGGGTTTGGGTACATCATACTCGATGTACCCATCACCTCCACATTCTTGACAGGGTTTAGTAGGGGATCTCGTCATCGAAGTCATCTCTACTCTCCGCAAGTATTTCAGCTTGATGTATCTCAGCAAGCTGTTCGATTGCATGTTCTTCCCACACATTGGTAGCACGATTTACCCATTTGTCACGATCAAATCTTGGATTGGTTCGTGCAAGCTCATCAGCAATCTTTTCGATTCCTGTCGGCCAATGCAAATGTGGTGTAATTTTATCAGCAAGAAACTCAAAGTCTCTGCGTGTAAATTTAGGTGTTGATCTAGTCATTAGTCCATCCTCGTTATATAATGTTTATTACCTAGTGTTGGCAGTGCCATAACTGAGTAGGGATAGAAGTAGACTGAGCCTTCTTCAGTATCCCATGTCATAAATGGATACATGGGTGGGTCTTCTGGGTGACGTAGAATACCTTTGTCATCTATCTCACCAGTTAACTCTCTACCTTTTATTCCCACACCAGAACGAGCTTCGTACTGAGTATGAAGATGATCGAACAGAGTTTCTTGAATGGCGTAACAAGTACGCCTCAAGTTCCATTCAGTTATCCAGAGCGGAATGAATCCACCCCAACCCATCATCTGATGTGTTGTCATGTCAGGGTATTTCTTTTTGTTGTATGTAATTATCATAGCACGTCCTCTCCTATGCCTTCAAAAAGTTCTTCGATTTCAAACTCACTTTCATCTGGGAGTTCTTCAGTTTTAATGGTGTGATCTGGACTGCTGAGTAAATGTAACTCAAGCTCTGTCGTGGTAACACCATTAACCATTTCAATAACAATATCTTTGGTTTGATATCTTATTGTTTCATTTGTTATATCACTGACAAATTCTTTTTGTTCAGTTGGTTTGATGGTAACTTTTGTTACCATCGATAGTCTTAGATTATTCATGTTATTACTCCCTAATCTATGGTTGAAGTTATTGTAACATTGTATCGAACATAATCACATATGATGTCTTCGATTTCACTAGTGTGATCGTTGATATCAAAGTCTTTATTAATCTCAGACTCTTTGAAGCCGTCAAGTTTTTTATCAATCATGTCTTCAATATCAGACATAATTTTTTCTCGAACATCTTTAGAAATGTTTGGAACCATCTGTTCTTTCCAAAAAATTTCAGTTTCTAATTGTCGAGCTTCAAGGAACTGTTTGAAAAAATAAATCATTCGTGGTTGCATTATGTCAAAGAATGCATTTGAAATGTTTATTTCTCTGTCAGTGTATTCGATTTCATTATCAGTCATTTTTCGTTCTCCTTTGTTGCCATTTGGCTTTGGTTTGTTGACACCTCAACAAGCTTACGCGTTGTCAGCATTATCGTGGTGTATGTATGCCCCTTCCCCTTCGGGAAAGAGGGCGCGAGTATGCTACTCGCAAGTGACCATGCCCAGCTTCGCTGGAATAGCATGGCACACTATTTCCCCATGTCTCATGTAACGTAACGTCACGAGACATAGTGGAACAAGAGAAAAGGGGCATGAAGCCCCTGATCTTAGCTTGCAAGGATGGCATCGACCTCAGACCAGTCACCTAGCCCATCTGACTTATGGGTGCGCTTAGGTCTGTATTGCCAAGCATCTCCAGTGATGATCTTGTGAACCTCGAGGTCGGCCTTGTGTCGTTCCTCTAGCGAGACAAGTTCGGCTTCCATCTTACGGTAGAGTATGGTCTTGCTACTTACCTTGACTGAAACAACCTCGCTATCCTTGTTCTCTGCACGAGCGACCTGTAATTCGTTCTTGATCTCGGACATTTGCTCATGCTTCCACTGGATCGAGTTGAAGCTGGTGTAGCAAGCGTCCTTGGCACATTGAAACCTGATGTATTCATTTTCAGTCCCTTCATGATAGTTTATAACCGCTACCTTTGCTTTAACTAAGTCCTTGTGAGAAGTTATCTGTTGCTTTGTCATATCTAGTTCTCCTATAAAAATTGCAGGGGAAATTCCCTGTGCCTCCCGAATACACAGAGAGCCAAACCGCTCGTGTGATCGAGATCACACTTGGCGGCTTGAAGTTCGCAAATACTTTCCCCACAAGGCGTAGGTCACTACTGCAACCAGCGTCCCCTATGACGCTCAAAGTCCTCAGACTTTGATCTTCTCAGCATACTCGAGGGTTACTACAGAAAGAGGAAAGTGTTTCGAACTTTTTGGCCTCTGTGTATCGGAATAGAGGGACAGGGGATTTGCCGTGTGATTTTTAGGAGAGCTGGATATGTCAAACCGCAACAGATCGCTTCGAGCAAGGCCTTAGTTAAAGTAAAGGTGGCGGCTTTTAGTTTGTCATGATTTTTAGAGGGACTGGAAATGAATGCATCTGGTTGTGCCAAGGCCTTGCTGCGCCAGTTTCGACTTGATGCGGTGGTATGCATGAGTCCGAGATCAAGAGCGGATTGCATCGTGTAGAGAACATAGCGAGGTTCAGTCAAGGTAAGTGGTAAGACTATGCTTTAGCGTGGAAGCCGTTCGCTAGAGGTGACACAAGCCCCTCGAGCAAGATCATCGCTGGTGATCGGGCAATACAGATGCACCCATGAGTTAGATTGGCTACTGGTCTGAACGTGCCATTCTTGCTCGATCAGGGCTTCATGTCCCTTTGAGCGGTGGAACGTATGTCAACACTATATCTTGTGCTTTGCACTCCTTTGACACACAAGTGACGTTACGTTACATGTTGACAAGCCTGTCCATTTTGGTGTCGAAATGGGGGGGAGAGAGGGAGAGGGGGGGTTACAGAGGAATATCATGAATAACATTTTAAATACTAAGAAACTGACACCAAAACAACAGGCTTTGGTTGATACACTTGTAGCAAAAGGTTGCACTGTCACTCAGGCTGCTAAAGAAGCTGGGTATGCTGATGGTGATAGTGGTAGAGTGACTGCTAGCAAGGCTCTAAAGCAACCTCATGTGCAACAGTACATGATGCAATGTGTGACAGAACAGTTAGGTATGAATGCTACGATTGCTG